AGTTCAAGTACGGGATGCGTCCCGTCGAGGTGGAGCGCAATCCGCAGTTGATGTTCAATGCCTGCGGCCTGCTGTGGACCCGAGGTGTGCGCAAACTGAACCTAGTCGTCATCCAGCCTCGTGTGACGTGGCACCACGATGGTGTGGTGCGTACGTGGTCGTGCGACGGCGTCGAACTCGTTGAGTTCCAGGCTGAGGTTGAGGCAGCCATCCGCGCCTCCGTCGAGCCCAATGCGCCCAGGATCCCCGGAGAGCACTGCCTGCACTGTCCGGTTGACATCTCCTGCCCGGCCAGGGTGTCGGCCGCGCTGACGGTGGCTCACGGCCCCGGCGCTGGCGTCGAGCAGGTGCAGGAGAAGCCGATCGCCCCGGAGCAGATGACGGACGATCGGCTTCTCTACGTGCTGCGGCACGCTGACATGCTGCGCGACTGGCTCAAGGCAGTCGAGAACCACATGCATCGCCGCGCCATGGGTGGGCAGTCCGTGCCGGGCCACAAGTTGGTGCAGGCCAGGGCTACCAGGAAATGGAAGGCCGAACCACAGGTTGTCGCAGGAGAGCTTGCGGCGGTCACCGGACTTAATCCGGAAAGGTTCCTGCGCGCCGAGCCCATCACGATCACCGAGGCAGAGAAGGTCGTGACCGAGGCGGTGCGTGCGGGCGCTGCGCCGGGGCAGCAGGAAGCGGCTGTGCGATCGGCTAAGGAAAAGCTGGCATGGCTTGCGCCGCGGGCCGAAAGTGGCACCCTGGTGCTCGTCCCCGACACCGACCCACGCCCGGCGGCAAGCCGGCTGGACGCCTTCAAGGGCGTGAATATCCTACCACCCGAATAGGAGATTGCGATGGGTACGAAAAGCGAGCCCGGCGAGTACGACGCATACGATAAGGCCGCGCCAGACGAACCGATGTTCGTGCTGCTGGCGCGGGATCCCCAGGCGCCGGACATCGTGTTGGATTGGGCGTTCCGCAGGGAGCGCAGCATCCGCCGCGGCGACCACCCGGCCAGCGACAAGGCCAAGGTGCAGGAAGCCAGGGATCTCGCCCGGAAGATGATGGTCTGGCGCCAGTCCAGGCTCGGCGCCGTGCCGCAGGCGTACGACCCGGCGCCGGCGTCGCGCACCGAGGATGAGTATCCGCGATGAAGCACGAGATACTGCTGCGCCGCGTGCTTGAGCACGAGATCGCCACGGCGAAACTCGTCAAGGATGTGCGCGACGCGCTGCCCGAGGGAGAGTGCCAGCGTCAGGCCGCCATCTCCCGCACCGAGTTCGAGATCGCGTTCATGCGGCTCGCACGCGCCGTATCCGACCCACCGTCTCCCTGGAAGGACCGTTGACCATGATGAAGGACAGCAAGATCGCGCCCGATTGGGTGCAGCGTATGGTGGCGGCAAACCCGCTGACCAAGCAACCGGACGGCACGTTCCGCTCCATGCCGGTACGCCTCGCCTTCGTGCACCTGATGAAGCCGAACCCGAACAACAAGAACGACGACGGCACGCCGAAGGCGACGCCGACGTACGAGGTGACGGCGCTCTGCCCGCCCGGCTCGATGGAGCAGTTGCAGGCCGTGCTCTGGCCCGAGATCTACGCCCTGCTGCGCCAGGAGTTCCCCCACAACATCGACCCGCAGGGCAAGCCGTTCGGCCTGCACCAGCCGGGGTGGCGTGACCAGGGCGAGAAGCAGCAGTACACCGGCTACACCCCCGGCCTGCCATTCCTGCGCATGACCACGCAGTACAAGCCGCAGATCGTCGATCCGGCCATGAACCCCATCGTGGACGAGAACCGGGTGTATGCCGGCGTCTGGGCGCTGCTGAACTTCAACATCTACACCTTCGGCAAGAACCCGCCGCGGCCGAAGAAGGGCGTCAGCTTCGGCCTGCAGGGCGTCATGCTGATCGCCGACGACAGCAAGCTGGCGGGCGGGGCGCCCGATCCCGCCACGCAGTTCGCCGGCGTCAACGTCGATGCCAAGTTCGACCCTGCCGGGCAGTTCGGTGCCGGCGCGTCGCCCAGCAGCTTCATGCCGCCGCCCACCAGCGTCGCGCCACCTGCTCCCCCGGCCTTCGCACCGCCGGCCCCGCCGCTCGACATGAGCAAGCTGCTGGGATGACGATGGCCCCGGATCCTCACGCACCGTTCAGCGCCCCGCGCTGGCCGGCGTACCCAGAGCCCGAGCGGCACATCCCCTTGACACCGGAGACGGCGATGGTCTGGCGTTGTTTCACCAAGAGCAGCGAGCCGCAGCGGGATATATGGACCGACCTGTTGGTGGCGGGCTCGCTGATCGCCGTGGCGGCAGCGGCCGGGGTGATGATCCTGCTGACATGATCGTCGCCTGCCACGACTTCGAGACTGCGAGTGCGGTGGATCTGCGCAAGACGGGTGTTTATCCGTACGTGCAGCATCCATCGACCCGCGTGTGGATGATGTCGTGGGCGCTGCATGATGACCAGGATCGGCGAAAGCTGGCGGTGCACCGATGGCACCCTGGCGATCCTGATCCGACCCCCTTGCTTGAACACGTCGCGCGCGGAGGGATCGTGAAGGTGCACAACGCTGCTTTCGAGCGCGCCGTGTGGAACGGGTTGCTGCGTGATCGGGTCGTGCCTCATTGGCCGCCGCTCAGGATTGAGCAACAGGACTGCACGATGTCGAGATGCGCCACGCTCGCCATTCCTCAATCCCTCGAGATCGCAGCCAAGGTGCTCGGAGCGCGGGCCGAGAAGGACATGGCCGGCAACGCGCTCATGATGAAGATGGCTAGGCCGCGGGCGGTGAAGTCGTGATCAACATCTACGGCGGCGACTGTCGGGAAGTCATGGCTGGCTGGCGCGACGCTGGTTGCGTTTTTCAGTCCATCGTCACTGACCCGCCGTACGAACTCGGCTTCATGGGCAAGGAGTGGGATGGCACGGGCATCGCGTTCGACGTGGCGACCTGGCGTCGGTGCTTCGACCTGCTGCCGCCGGGCGGCCATCTGGTGGCCTTCGGCGGCACGCGCACCTTCCACCGCATGGCCGTCGCCATCGAGGATGCCGGCTTCGAGATCCGCGACACGCTTATGTGGCTCTACGGGACCGGGTTCCCGAAGTCGCATGACGCGGCGCGAGCCATAGAGTCGCATCTCCGCACCGGGGGTTCGCGCTTCTCGGCGCGCGATCCGGCGTTGATGGCGGAAACTGGTGTGGCATCCGCCCCCGGTGCGCAATGGCAGGAGTCGTCGCGCCGCACGATGGCGGACAAGGCGGACAGCGGATGGTCCGGCGGCAAGGTCACCGTGACACTGCCCGAAGCCGTCGCCTGGGAAGGCTGGGGCACGGCGCTGAAGCCGGCCTGGGAGCCGATCATCCTGGCGCGGAAGCCCCTGGCCGGCACGGTGGCACAGAACGTCCTGGCGCACGGCACAGGGGCGCTGAACATTGACAAGTGCCGGATAGGTGACGAGGTGCGTGTCGCTGCTTTCACATCTCTGGCGCCCTGCAACGGAAACGCCTTGGGTGCCGCGCCGGGCCTCTTGCGTCCCGGCGGCACCCAAGGCGAGCCTAAGACGTATGTCGGCCGCTGGCCTGCCAACGTCGTCCACGACGGCAGCGACGAAGTGGAGGCCGCCTTCGCGGCGTTCGGCGAGCGACCTGGCCAACTCGGCACGGCGAGCAGCAACACGGACAGTGCGCGCACTCGCAAGGTGTACGGGAAGATGGATCGGGCCGACGACCCGATGACGCCACGGGGTGACAGCGGCACGGCGTCCAGGTTTTTCTATTCGGCCAAGGCGGGCAAGGAAGATCGTGCCGGGTCGAAACACCCGACCGTCAAGCCTGTCGCGCTGATGCGCTGGCTTGTTCGCATGATCACACCACCGGGCGGCACGGTACTGGACCCATTCGCCGGCAGCGGCACAACCGGCGTGGCGGCGCAGGCCGAAGGCTTCTCTGCTGTGCTGGTCGAGCGAGATCATGCCTACCTCGCCGAGTTGCGCACTCGGTTCGCCGCCCCCGATCTGGCGGAGTTGCTAGGATGAGCACGTCTGTCGAATACGTCTGGTGGGACGACCCTCTCCTTGTAGCACGCCTTGGCGACTACTGTGATCAAGATGTCGTCACTGAGACAGAACTCGACGGGCTCGCGCCTCCGCTTTCCGAGAGCGAGCGGCGGGTGTGGATCCTCGATCAGACGATCAACGACCGCGGCGTGAAGCTGGACCGCGCGGCCATCGAACACGCGATCAAGGTGCGGGACCACGCCAAGGCGATGCTCGACATCGAGATGGCGAAGGTCACCGGCGGCGCCGTGAAGAAGTGCAGCCAGACCAAGGCGCTCGTCGAGTGGATCAGAAGCCTCGGCGTTAAGTGCGACAGCATCGCCAAGGACAAGCAAGCCGGCGTGATGGATGAAGCCGATGAAGTGCTTGGCGATCTCGACGTGGCCAGCGACGCCCCGAACGTGGTGCGCCAGGCGATCACGCTGCGCGCTGACGCCGGCCGCACCTCCACCGCCAAGTACACGGCGATGCTGCACACGATGTGCCGAGATGATCGGGCGCGCGGCCTGTTCCAGTACCACGGTGCGTCGTCGGGCCGCTGGGCCGGTCGCCTGTGGCAGCCGCACAACCTGTACCGCGTGGACCCCGAGCGCGACGGGTCTGACATCTCCCTGGCCACCGACGTGCTGCTGCGCCACGACGTTGAAGGCGCGCACGACATGCTGCGCATGTTGTTCGGCTCGGCCATGGCGCCGCTGGCCAAGACGCTGCGCAACATGATCATCGCCGAGCCCGGCCACACGCTGAAGGGCTGCGACCTGTCGAACATCGAAGGCCGGCTCGCTGCGTGGTTTGGTGGCGAGCAATGGAAGCTGGATGCCTTCGGTGCGTACGACGCCGGGCTTGGTGCCGACCTATACTGCGTCGCCTACGGCCGCGCCTTCGGTGAGGATCCAGCCGAGGTGAAGCGGCAGAAGGCGAAGCGCCAGATCGGCAAGGTGATGGAGTTGGCGCTCGGCTACCAGGGCAGCGTCGGCAGCTTCATCTCGATGGGCAAGAACTACGGGCTGAACCCGGGCGATCTGGTGCCCATCATCCGCACCGTGTCGTTCGAGCGGTTCGCCGAGTGGTGCAACAAGTACGCCAAGGCGCCCGACAAGCACGGCTTGCCGCTGGATCAGTGGGCTGCGGTCAAGACGATCGTGCAGGGGTGGCGCGAGCAGCACGCTGGCATCGTTCAGGGCTGGTGGGACTTGCAGGACGCAGCGATCGAAGCGACCGCCAACCCCGGCCAGATCGTCCACACGCTGAACGGCCACGTCGCCTACGTGTCTGCGCGCGGCTTCCTGTGGTGCCGCCTGCCCAGCGGCCGGGTGCTGTCCTACTGCAAGCCTCGCGTCGTCCTGGCGATCGAGCGGTGGATCGACATGCCGGACGGCAGCCGCGTCCTGCACAACCAACACCTTCCCGAAGAGTGGGCGGCGCTGATCGCGCAAGGCGGCGTCGAGCACATGCGGGAGCGCCGCCGTGTGGACTACGACGGGTACGACGGTGAGAAGAAGCGGTGGGGCAGCTTCACGCTGTATGGCGGGATGCAGTTCAACCACATCGTCCAGGGCACTGCGCGGGATGTGCTGGTTGACGGGATGTTCCGCGCCGAGGCCGCCGGCTATCCGATCGTCATGCACGTCCACGACGAAGTGCTGGCCGAGAGCGAAGCCTGGCACGGGTCGGGTGACGAGCTCGCAGCGATTATGTCAACGAACCCTGCGTGGCTGCCGGGCTGCCCGCTCGCTGCCGCTGGGTGGGATGGACCGCGCTATGCCAAGTAGAAAAGGTGCCAGGAACCGCCGGCGCTACAGGTCGCTGCCCGCGGTGGATGAAGTGATGCTTGAGACGCGCAGCACGATGCAGCTCGCGTTGCTGCACATGCTTCGCCGCGGCACGGAGGTTTCGATCCCCAGGCTGTACGCCAGGGTCGGCACAGGCAGGTTCAGCCATCGGGAGAAGCAGATGCGGCTTGGACCTATCATCAGCAGGCTCAACAAGAAACTCGTGCATCGTGGATATCGGATCGTGCCTGGCGTGATGCGAGGTACGTACAGGATGGTCACGCTTGACGGCTGATCGCCATGTCCAACCCCTTCCTCGATGCGGCGCTCTATTGGGCCGGACGCGGCTTTCGCGTCTTTCCCCTGGTGGAGAACAGCCAGAAGCCCGCGTACGAAGGCTGGCCTGATTGGGCCACCACGGACGCGGCGCAAATCCGCGCGTTGTGGGAAGGGAGCAAGTACAACGTCGGGATCTGCACCACCGGGATGTTGGTGGTGGACATCGACGTGAAGAAGGACCGAGCTGGGCTTGCGTCCTGGGCCGCGCTTCACGGCGAATGGGACACCCTGACCGTCAAGACCAGGAGCGGCGGCTTCCACCTCTACTACACGGGCGCTGACGTAGGGTTGTCGGCCGGGGCGCTCGGCCAGGGCTTGGATATTCGCAGCCACAACGGCTACGTGGTGGCGCCTGGATCGCTGATCGACGGCAAGGGCTATGAGATCGCCCTGGACTTGCCGCTCGCGCCTGCGCCGCCGCACATCGTCGCCCGGTGCAAGCCGCCAGGGATGCGCGCAGAGGCGGCTGACGTGCCGCTGGTGGACCTGGACACCCCGGCGGCCATCCAGGCAGCCCAGGAGCGCGTGGCGCGCACCCCGGAGGCGATCCAAGGCGAACGCAGCGATCAGACGTACCGCCTGGCCTGCGCGGTCAGGGAGCTCGGGGTGTCCGAAGCGACCTGTCTGGCGCTGATGGAGGGGTGGGCGGCCCGCAGCGGCATCTCGCATGACGACATGATGCCCATCGTGGCCAATGCCTACCTCTACGCCCAGAACCCGCCGGGCCAGAAGCACCCAGCCCAACAGTTCGCCGGCGCCATCCTGATCGAGCCGCCCCCGATGGCCGCCGCGGTCCCGGCGCTGCAGGGGGCCATCAACGGGCATTGGGGCAACGTTCTGCCCCTGACCGCCCTGGCACCCCGCCCGCACGTCCTGCGTGGCTTCCTGCTGCAAGGGAGCATCACCGCCCTGCTCGCCCCCGGCGGTATCGGCAAGAGCCTGCTGTCGCTCACCGCGGCGGCCCACCTGGCGGTCGGGGCCGACTTCCTCAACTTCAAGAACATGTTGGGCCGCCCGGCCAAGTCGGTGATCTACAACGCCGAGGACGACTTGAACGAAATGTCGATGCGGCTGCACGCCATATGCACGACGCACAACCTGCCATTCGATGAGGTGGCCCGGCGGGTGCGGCTCGTCTCGGGGAAGCGGCAGAAGGGTGGGCCGCCGTCCAAGGTGCGCTTCGTGGCGGGCACATCGGCCGCGCCGACCGTCACCGAGGCTGTGCGGGAGTTCGTGGCTGCCTGCTCCGACCCGGAGGTGGTGATGGCCGCGCTGGATCCCCTGAACAAGCTGCACAATATGAACGGCAACGACAACGTGGCCATGACGTTCGTGATGGAGACGCTTGAGACGATCGCCGAGGAAGCCGAGATCGCCGTGCTCTTGGCGCACCACACCTCGAAGCCATCCGGGCTGGGGAAGCGGGCCGGCAACGCTGACAGCGGCCAGGGCGCCGGCGCGGTGAAGGACAGCGCACGCATCACCTTCACTCTGTACAACCCGGACGACGAGGATGCGCAGCACTACGGCATGACGGCCGCCGAGAGGAAGATGCTGCTGCGGCTGGACCACGCCAAGGAGAACTACGGGCCGCCCGACGACAACACCCGTTGGCTTCGTCGCGTCCCGGTCAAGCTGTGGAACGGGGAGGAGGTGGCCGCGCTTGAGCAGACGGACATGCACGTCCGCACCCAGCACCTGCAGTCCTTGATGGCCCGCACCCTGGCGGCTGGAATGATCCACACCCGCGGCCAAGCAGGCGTGAAGCTGAACGACGCTGCCGCGCTGTTGAAGGGTGGCGATCCGCTGTTCGAGAAGCTGCCCCGCGATCTGCTCAAGCAGCGGATCCAGTCCTACCTCGCTGAGCCCGTGACGTTGGAAGATGGAAGCGTGGTGGTGTGCAGGGAGGAAGGCGGCGTGATGATGGTGCTGTTGCGATGATTTGGCAGGTTTCGCACCGCGCCGATGCTCGGGCCAAGGAACTCGCCGATCGGCACTACAACCGCCAGAAGCCGGACAGCAAGCAGTTCGTGCCGCCGGGTCGGTGTTTCGTGCTCTACGCGCACACCATCAGCGGCAAAGCGTTCTGGGTTACATCGTGGCCTTTCGCTGAATACGTGCGCCACGCCTGGGCTGGTGCCTGGATGTGCTCGGCGTTTCGGAATGAAGGAGCTGGCGTGGCGTCCGAGATGATCCGTGACGCCGTGGCCGCCACACGACACCATTATGGCGATCCGCCCGAGATCGGCATGGTCACCTTCCTGGACAGGAAGCACGTAAAACCGACAAAGGTGCGCGGCAAGGATGTGTGGGGTTGGACGTGGCAGAAGGCGGGATTTCAAATGGTCGGCGTCACCAAGTCCAGCAAGCTGCTCGCCTTCCGACTGCCACCAGCCGACATGCCGCCACCGAGAGAAGCACCAGACATGAAGAAGCTACTCGGCTAGGGACCGGGCGGCCGGATGTCGAACACACCCGGCCGCCCTTCCCGCCCGCTGTGCCGCGCTGGTCCCTCGCCCCCAAGGCCCCGCGCACAGGCGGGATCACCAGCAGGCGCGGGAACGTCCTGCCAAGTTGTGCGCCTCGATCTGCTGGGCTGTGCCGTCAGTCAGCACGTCCTGGTGGCTGACGTAGATGGCACGCCAGCCGGCGCATGGATCAGTCGCGGGTCCAGTCGTTGCGCAGGCGCTCAGCAGCGCCAGGCCGAGAAGCAGCAGTGTCCGCATTGCGTCGTGCCCTTTCCGCTTCGTGCGCCTGTTCCAGCGCCTCGGCCGCCTGCTCATGCTCGGCGCTCGCGCGGCCCTGGCTGTAGAAGTGCCAACCTGCCAGCGCCAACACCACGGCGATGAACAGGCAGATCACAACGCGCGGGTTGGCGAGCAGGCCGAGCAGCACGGTCATGGTTGGCGCCCCAGCTTGGCGAGGGTTGCTTCCTTCGACGCCGAGCCCTGCGACGACCCGACGTAGAAGCTGACGCACGCACCGGCCCAGCCGAAGATCAAGCCGAGGAAGGGACCGAAGATCGCCAGCCGCTCGGTCGGCATGTCGTACACGACGAGCAGGACGAAGCATATCAGGGAGAGCAGCAGCGCGACGATGGAGACGAGCAGCCTGTCGAAGCGATCCTTGTCGCAATGCTGCTTCTGAGTTTCGGCGGGGGGCGCGTCGCTCATCGGCTAGTGCTTCGTCAGGCTGCCTAGCCAAGCGAAGAAGGAGACGATGCCGGACATCGACCCCAGCCCAAGGAAGCCAGCGACCCACTTGCCCGCGGTCAGGCCGCCTTCCGCCCGGTCCATCGTGCTGCGGATGGCGTGCAGGTTGTCAATGATGTCGTCCTGGCGCCCGGCCATCCGTGTCTGCTCTCCCTCGATGCGGAGCTGTGCCTTCTCGAGCGAATCCATGCGGGAGACAAGAGAGCCCAGCAGTCGCGCATCGTCGGCTGCAGCCATGATAGGCACTCCAAGATCAGGGTCGTCGAAGTACGCCGGGTGGATGTTCACAACGAGCCTCCTGTTCTTATCAGCCTCGCGAGCGCGTGTCTAATGAGTTGCACACTTGAGACATTTAGCACGAAACTAAACGCCGTGTCTCCATTTATGGTATGGCGAACTCTCGCGTTTCGCCCAATGCCCACCCGGTTTGCCCGGTCACAGTGAGCGCCGTCGTTCGGTTGATGCCGTCTGGCGACCACCACACAGTCCACGCTGACGGAGCGCCTGCACCGCCGCCGGCCCCGAACGCTTGGAGCGCCATGTACGCGGGATCCGGCGCGGTGGGGAACACATACCACGCGCTCGATGATGCCGTGCCGGCCGGCAGCCATCGCGTGCCGTCGTTGCTGTCCCACAGATAGCGGCCAGGAACGGTGCCGTTCGTCTCGTTGTCGTCCATGTTGGTGCCGCCAGTGGCGAGCGTCGCGCCGCCGCTGACGGCCCGAAAGAACACGTTGCCGATGTCGTTGAAGCCGCTTCTGGTGATGCCCCAAATGCGCGCCGTGGATTGTGTGTACGACGTGGCGAACGTGGGGACCGTGAAGTCTCGCTCCTCGTTCGACGACCATGCGGAGAGCGACATCGTGATGTCAGAGTAGGTGTACGTGCCGCCGGTGCCGCGGCCGACGACGAAAGCCTGCACCATCGTGTCCGGTGTCGTCGATGCCCACAGGCGGATCTCTCCGATGGAGACCGGCGTGGCGAACTGGTAGCCTATGCTGGCCACTATGCCTGCCGACGATGCGTCGATGTTCCACGCTGCGTACGTCGCAAGGTTGCCGTCGAACGCATTGCTCGGCGGGTTCAGGCCGCTCCACGCGCCGGAAGAAATGACGGTTCCGCCTGTGCACAGGTTCGGGCCGCCGGGCGTTGCGGCCATCTCGATGAGCGCGATCTGCGGGTTGGTGACGCCGGATGTCGGGACGCACCCGATGATGAATACCTGCCACTGATCGTACGTCGGCGCAGGTGCCGTTGTACTCTTCCTGGCGACGAGGATCGGCATCAGACCAACGAGCCCTTGAGTGTGATCGACACCCCTTCCAGGTCTGTCACCTGCGGGTCGGGGGCGTCGATGTACACGTAGTTGTCCACACTGCTCACTACGGTCTGGGCGACGCCGCCTGTCGTCGCGTAGGTGACGGTGTTGGTGTTGTCCACGGTCACCGTGCCGATCTGCGTGTCTGTCCCGCCGTGCCCTTTGTACACGGCGAACACCGCGTCGCTCACCGGCGCCGCGCCGCTAGATGCCTGCGACCCGGAGAAGTCGGCAGCGAACTCAACATCGCGCGGAATGGCGATGACGAGCCGCGCCCCGGCGTCGGGGTTGGTCTGGCCGAAGTCGAACGCCAGGTCGTACGCGCCGCCGGCGCCGCCCCCGCCGAAATACGGCGTCAAGGCGGTCACCAGCCCGTTGTTGATCAGTTCGTTGATCAGGTCGCCGTCCACGATCAGCGCGTTGACCAGCCCGGCGTCAATCAGCGCCTGTATCAGGCCGCCGTCGATGAGGAGTTGGATCAACTCGGCCACCGTGATCAACGTCAGGTCGCCGTTGTCGTCGAAGTAGAAGAAGGTGTTGGGCACCGGCACGATCGTCGCGCCGCTGCCGAGGCTGATCTGGATGGTCTGGCTCAGGCCGCGGACAAGCTGCTGGATCTGGTACTCGAGCCAGTCGAGCGCGCTCTCCACGTTGGTCGGGTAGTACGGCCCCTGGTTCCTGAACGCGAAGGGCTGCGTGTAGGGCACCGTGCGCTCAAGAACGAGTTGGTGGTCGCTGTCGATCGGCGAGCCGACGAGAGGATAGGTGAACGTGCCGCCGTTGGGGTTGCCGGCGCCCGTCATCGACCACGCGCTCGACAGAACAAGCGCCTGGGTGTTCGGCGTGACCGACGTGTCCACCAGCCAAAGCTGCGCATCGCTCTGGCTCGGGATGATGAAGTCGTAGTTGAACACGGTGGTGGCAGAGTTGCCCGTCACCGTGACGCGGGTGGTGTCGTTGATGACGGTCATGGTGTCACCTATACGGGCTGTCGGAGGGACGGAGCCAGAACGTGGTGTCCTGCTCGCGCTTCATGCGTTCTTCGTACCGGCGCAGGTAGCCAGGGTTCATGGCTTCCTGCAAGCGATGCCAGATCAGATGATCCATCAGCGCCCTGGTGTAGAACATATTGACGAATGGTGTGTTGTTTTGCAGCAGGCGCAGCGCCCCTGTGCGGGCATCCTTGCCGGCACGGGCGTCGCCCTCGGCCAGCCACTTGCGAAGCTGCTGCACTTCCTGCGCCACGTCGTCCAGCGTGCCGGCTGTCGGCCCCGCCAGGGACAGCACCGGGCCGGCGCCCATGCGGCTGCTGTCGCCGAACAGGAAGTCGCCGTACAGTCCCAGGCCGCCGCCCTGCACCATCGCGGCTGCGACGATCTTGGCCCAATCGCCCGGCTTGTCGGCGTTGGCTGTGCGAGGATCACGGCCGCGCGCCAGGTTCTTCATCTCCATCGCCGCGTAGCCCAGCAGCGTCGTGCCGACGACGAGATGCGCCATGCCAGCCACGTCGATGCCGTCGTTGCGGTTCAACTCGCGGTTCAGCGTCCGGCGCATGAAGGTGATCGGGTACGACTTGAACTGCATCAGGATGCGGACGGCCGCGCCCGCCGCGGTCCCGGCCTGGGTGCCCCAGGTTGCCAGCGTGCGGGCGTATGCGTCGGGCTCGTTCATCGCCTCCCGCACCTGATCGGACACGTAGGTCTGGAAGGCCGAGCGCACCTTGGCGTCGTCGATGTGCGCAGGCAGGAGCATCGCCTTGCCTTCGACAGTGCGCGTCGCTGTGCGCGCCACGTCCCATTGCGCCGCGTCGATGCCGTAGCGGCCCAGTGTCACCTTGAGCGCGCCGGGCAGGCTGTCGAAGGACTGCGACGAGAGGCGGCCGAGGTTGTGCGTCAGGATCGACCCGACACCGAACTTCATGCTCTCAGTCCACCACTCAAGCCCGTTCCATTTGTGGAAGGTGTCCACCAGCTTGGCGGCCGTGCCGCGCATCCCGTCCACGGCGGTGTAGCGCGACGCGATGTTGCCGAGCACGCCGTCGATGCCGACACCGGCCATCGCCGCCGCTTCCTTCCTGGCCGCGCTCTTGGGCAGTAGGGACGCAAGCTGGTTGCCGTAGCTCTCGAACAGCGGCACGCCGTTGTGGCGCAGCGTGGCGGCCGTGTTGGCGAGATCCGGGATGGACGAGAGCACCACGCCACCAAGCTTGGTGAGCGTCTGCAGCGCGGTCGCCACGGCGGTGATCTTCGCAGCGGTGGCGCCGGCCGGGATGGCGGCCTTGCCTGTCACCACGTCGAAGATGCGATCGTTCCAGGTACTGTTCAGCGCATCGACGGCGGCGACGTCGGCCCGGTCGGCCGCGCGCTCCTTCGCCGCGTTCACCACCGTCTTGTACATCGCCTCTGGGTTCGGCCCCCAGTCACGCATCAGCGCCGTGTTCCTGGCGCCCGTCTCAAGACCGGAACGCACGCTGTCGAACAGCGAGCCCTTGCCGAACTGGTCGTTGTAGTCGGCCCAGGCGTCGGCGTCCTTGAACAGCAGCTTGCGCTCTTGGCTGACGCGACGCGCAAGGTTCGCCGGGCCGGTGCCGGCGCCCACCTCGCCCCAGGCCGCGCCCGTCGCCCGGTCGTGCACGCCAGTCGCCAGCCCCTTCCAGACACCGCGCAGGAAACCGTCCACCTTGACTGGGGTGATCTCGTCCAGGCTGTCGAAGGTGCGCTCGTCCAGACGCGGCAGGATGGCGTCGCGCCAGGCCCGGAAGTTGGCCTCGGCGTCCCACTTGCCGTTCGCGTCCTTGAGTGTGCCGCGCACCTTGTCCATGTCGTGCGACTGGCGGGTGACGTAGTGGTCCAGCTTGCCGATCCAGGCCCCGGCGTCGTTCTGCAGCAGGCGCACGTTCTCCTGCGCCCGGTTGATGATCTCGGCGGCCTGACGGGCCAGCACGTTCTTGGTGGCCGGCTTGCCGCCGCTCTCGATCGACCAGAGTTCGCGGATCACGTCCCGGTCGAACACCTTGTCGCCGCGCGCCAGCACCTTCACCAAGCCCGGCACCTGGCGCAGTTCAGCCACGAAGGGGCCAAGCACCTGCGCGGACAGGCCGTGCACCTTGGCGTCGGTGCTGTTCGCCACACCACCCTTGGCTGCGGTGCCTTCCCGGCCAGTGATCAGGGCGCGGAGATCGGCGGCCTCAGACCCCTCACGGAGCCGGCCCTCAAGCTCGCGGCGACGCGCCACGTTGATCAGTTGGTTCCGCTTGGCGATGACGCCTTGCAGGCGCATCTCGTCGCCGAGTTCCTTGCCGGCCCGGACGTAGGCGTCCGTCTCGGACAGGCCGCCAGCGGTGTAGCGGCGCACACGGCCTTGCAGCTTGTCGAAGATGCGCTCGAGCTCATCCTGTTTCAGTTCCCTCCCGGCGGCTGTCTCGACCGCGGTAAGGCACTGATTGTACGAGGTGGGCGCGCGGGCCATCACAGCCTCCCGATCGCGCACATGGCCGCGGCCTCGTACGCCTTGGCGTCGCTGTCGGCGGCCTTGCGCAGTTCGTCGGCATACTCGACGCCACGGTCTGGCGCTGGCGGCTCGCGCCCTTCTGCCTTCGCCTGTGCCGCGGCTGCGCGTTCCTCGGCGGCCAGGGCGTCCTCGAGACGCTTCACGGCATCCTGCGCATCAGTGATCTCGTCGGCCAGATTGCCGGTGTCCAGCTTCGGGGCCTCGGCGATCTGCGCCTCGTTGGCGCGGGTCGCCCGGATGTCGGCGGCGTCCTCGGTGACGCGCAGCCCGTCGCGCAAGGCGTTCTCAGCCTGCATCTCACGCTCGGTCAGGCCGCGCAGGGTGCGCGCCATGATCTCGATGTCTGGGCGGATCTCGACGCCATCAACCACGGCCGGCGTGCCGCGGGCGCCAGCCGACAGCATGTCGGCCTGCAACTGCTTGGCCGCGTCGTCAGCGTTGCGGGCCGCCCCGTGCAGGAAGCGGCTGGCCATCGCCGCAGCCTCGCCGGGCTCAAGGACGATGCCGGTCTGGAAGGCAAGCCGCCGCACCGTCTTTTCGGCCATCGCCAGCGTGACGGCTTCCTTGGACGCCAGGATGCTGCGCTCCCGGCGAAGCGCCTGGTCGGCGGCCTGGGCGCGGCGGGCCGCGTCCCAGAAGCGGCGCTCTGTCTGGGCAATCTTGCTGCGCAGTCCGGCCTCGACGCGGCCAAGCCCTTCGGCCTGCGCCGCGTCCCTGGCGGCTTCGAGCTCCTGGTTGGGCCGCGTGCCGTTGGACGACGCTTCGTCCAGCAGGTCAAGCCGGCGGATCTCCAACTCCATCCGCTCGGCCATCGGGGTCGCCGGATCTGCCAGCTTGGCCTCGATGTCGCGGAACTCGACGCGCTGGGCATGATGCAGGCCGCGGATGGTGCCCTGGATCTCGGCGGCCTGCCGCTCCCGGGAAAGCTGGTCGGCCTCGGCGCGCAAGGTGCGCAGCGTGTCTTGAACCTCGGTCAGCGCCACGCCGCGCGTCTCGACAGACGCCTCGGCCGCGGCGACCCGCTCGTCCTGGGTGCGCAGTCGGCCGTACCAATCCTCAAGATCCTCCCGCGCCCGGCGCGCGGCGGTGAACTCGGCTGCCTCGGCCGCCATGACGGGCCGCCCTTCGGCGATCGCCGCCGTCGCCTGGCGGATGGCCGCGGCGTTGCTCTCGGGGGCCCAATCCGGCAGGCCGCGCCGGGCGTCACGCAGCACACCAAGCCCGCCATGCAGGAAGCTGCCGGCCACGGTGCCGAACGCGAGGTTCAGCATCGCGTCGCCCATCGTGTAGTCGTCGCGGTCCTGGCGGGAGAGCCAGTAGTTCGCCGGCTCAAGCGCGGCCGCACCCAGGAAGCCTTGCCCCGCCCCTTCGGCCGCCCGCACCCCCAGCCGCCCCAGCGCACCGGCAGCCGCCCCACCGAAGCGCGCGGCAAGGTTCGCCTCACCCACGAAGGGGATGAAGGCCGAGGCGACGTTGAGCGGGTCCAACAGCGTCGCCGCCACGTTGATGCCGAAGCTGGCGGCCATGCCAGACCCGACACCCCCGCCCGATCGGCGGATGGTGTCCTCCCGGATCGCCTGGGCGCGGTGGTAGTCGTGCAGATCCCGCGCCACCTCCATCGTGGTGGGCTCGGAGAAGGACAGCTTGCCGGGGACACCGAACATTTCGTTCAGTTCGTCCGGCTGCATCGTGCGCGGGTTGGGCGCGGTGTTGCGGTCGATCAGCCTGTACAGCCGCGATGTGGGGTTCATCGCCAGGGCGCGGCCGAACGTCGCCGCGGCCACCTCACCGCCGGTGGACGGGATCAGGTCGGTGCCTTGGGCCTCGGCGGCCGTGTTGCCGATCTCGCCCTCGGTGATGAAGCCCGGGGCGCTCACTGCGGCGCCTCCCACCGACCCCGGCCACGCGGCGCGCCGCGCTCGCCAGGCTGCACAGGCCGGGCGGGAGCGCGCTCGCTTGGGCGGGACGGCCCGATGTCGCCGGGCTGCTGCGGCTGCGCCTCGCGCATCAGCACGCCGCTCTCGGCGTCCACCATGTTGCCGACAACGTCGCGCGGCCCGCTGCCGATGCCGCGGATCGTCGGCTCGGGCATCCGGCTGTACAGGATCTCGACCCGGCCGCCCGGGTTGATCCACGGCCGCTCAGGATCGCCGGCCGTGCCTGACCACCGCGCCGGGGTGCGGCCCCCGTCGCGCAGGTCCGTCATCAGGATCAGGCCGGTGTCGTCCTCGTTCGGCACCCACTGGCCGCGCTGCGCCCCCGCCCATGCGGTGTTGCGTCGGTCGCCCGGCGTCAGGGCGGGGTTGCCGTCGATGTCGGCGATGCGCTCGGGCGTCAGGTCGCGCATGACAGTCGCCTGCGCCCGCATCACACGGTCCAGCCCCACGGAGCGCGGCACGCGCATCGTCCCTTGAAACTCGTACTTGTCGTTCAAGACGCGGTCGGTGGCGCGCTGTAGGGCGTCGCCCGGCGAGGCACCCTGAATGGCGTAGTAGGTGGCGAGGTTCTTGATCGAGGTCTGCACCACGTCAGCCAGCGCCACGCCGCCGGTCTGCCCAGACGCCGTTGCCGTGCGGACGAAGGGGGCGGCGTAGGTACCAACCTCGTTGTCAATCTGGGTGCGCGCCTCGCGGGGCAGCACGTCGGCCAGGCGGTTCATGCCGCCGGCCTTGTTCGCCGCGGCGATCATGCGGGCAAAGTCGGCCTGGCCGATCGGGCTCTCGATCGTGGCTAGCACCTGGTACTCCGGGGGCAACTTGCCGTCCCGCACTAGGTCGCCGAACACCTGCTGGTAGGCGCGGCCCCACTGCTGTTGCAGCCCGCGCATCCTGATCGCCGGGCCGTCCGGGTTTTGTGGCGTCCCGTCGCCCGGGTCGGAACGCATGATGTCGCCGACGATGGCGAGCGCCTGCGGCTTGGAGATCACGCGCCGCTCGGCCTCGGGAACGCCTAGCCGCGCCTGCGCCGCCACCGTCGCGTAAGCGTACCTCTCGGCCGCGCCGGCATCCCGCGGGTTGGCAGCAGCCTCCGCGGCAGCCTCGCGCACAGCCGGATCGGCGGCCACGACATATTGTGCAGGATCGGCACGGAGTTGCTGGTTCCGCCGCGCCACCTGCTCGTCATAGACACGAAGCACGTCGCCGCGGGCAGCCACATCCCCAGCGCGATCTTCCTCGAGTACAGTGTCGCCCTCCATCCGCGTGCCGCGGCGCAGGCGCAGCGCCGCCGAGGTTGCGCCAGACCCACTAGCCAGGTCGGCCCGGGTGGTGTCGATCTCCTCCGGGGTCGCCAACTGAATGCCGCGGCCGATCTCGCCGGCGATGGCTGCGGTGTTCAGCCGGTCGATGATCGCCTCAGCCTGGGGCGGCTGGTGGTAGCGGCGGATCTCGCCTTCGGGGATCGTCAGGCTAGGATCGTATTGCAGGCCGCGCTGCAACTCGTTCACGCGCCGGTCCAGGTTGGCGCGCTCGCTGGCCTGGGTGGCGTTCAGCACCGAGAAGTAGCGGCTCATCTCGGTCATGACGGCGGCTTGCAGCTTCGGGTCGTCGCCGGCCTGCCGCATCGCCGCCTGCAGCATCGCGCCGTTGTCCTGACGCGGCTGCCCCTGCCCCATCTTCTGGTCCAGGGCGTCCCGGACCTGGCCGACCGTCATGCCACGGCGCAGGGTGCCTGGGTTGGTGGCGAAGGCGCGCTCGGCGATCGACGCCCCGGCCGCTGCCTTGTACGTCTCGAAGGCGTCGGCATCCCGGGGCGCCGAGATGAACGCCTGCATCCCGCCCTGGCCGAGATGCCAGACGCCCCACTGCTCGCCCGGCGTCAGGGGGCGGCCGACAGCGCGGCGCGCGTCAAGCTGCACGGCGTCCCAGATGGCTTCCTGCGCGGCGCGCTCGTTCCGCTGCTCGGGCCTGAGCCCAAGGCGCGGGGCGTAGGCATTCCACAGGCCGTTCGTCACCTGCCCGGGGCCGGACGCCGACGACGTGGGGTTGCCCCTGGCGTCGCCTGCCGGGTTCTCGATGCGGAACGCCCTGGCGCGCACCCCCTCAGGGCTGTCGTCCATCGGGGTGGTGACGTTGCGCTGGATGTCCTGCGCCTGCCGCTCGCGCACCGGCACTTCGAGCATGTTGGCGATGCGGATCTGCGACGCCGCGTCCAGCTGATCCCGCACCTGGGTGAACATGCGGTTGGCAGCCAGCGGGTCCGTCTCGGCGATGGTGGCGATCGTCGCCGAGTAGAAGCGGCCGGTTTGCGCCGTGCGCTCCTGCTGCAACTTGGCAGGATCCCAACCCTGTTGCCGGCCCAGGTTGTCCACCTGCTCCAAGCTTGTGGCCAAAGCAGCGGCAAACACACGCGGGTCGTTGCGCCCCACCACACCGGCGTTGATGGCGTTCTGGATCCCAGCCTCAGTGGCCTCTCGCAGCGCCACCCGGTTCTGCGACACGCTGTATCGCTGGCCGCCGCTGATCAACCCCTCGGCGGTGCTCTCAAGCCGCCCGGCCAGCCGGCGGCGCAGCACCTCATTCGACACACCACCCAGCACCTCGTCGCGCAAGGCGCGCACGTCGGTCTGATACTGCCCGAAGCCGTCCACCGCAGCGCGGCCTTGCAGTTCGCTGTACTGAACGAACCGCTCGTTCGCGCGGCGAGAGAACTCGTTGATCGCCGTGGTGGCTTGGAAGTCGTTCTCGACTTCCTGGTCCGCGATGATGTCGCGCGTGAGCCGCTGCCCGGCCGCGCCAATCTGCTCACCGACCTGTCCCGCCGCGCGCCACGCCGCAGCCCGGTCGCCCGGGACGCTTTCGGAGATGCCACGGTAGCCGCCGGGGATGGCCCCTGCGTACTCGCCGATCGTGGTGGTGACAGGAACCTTGGCCATGCTGGGTCCGATCAGGCGAAGATGGCGGGCGGCGTCATCGCAACCCCGCTGCGCGACATATCGCTATACTGCCCGGCGACCTTCGACGCCCCACCGATGATCGACCCGGCCGCGCCGAGGATGCCGGCAGTCTGCGCAGCCTTGCCGCTGGCGCGGTAGGCGTCGGCCCGCATGTCGGCGGCCCCGGCATCCAACACGCTGTTCTCGGCCTGGATGCGGTAGCCGGTCGCCGTGCGGGCGCCGCCGCGCCGCGTCTCGGCAATGCGGGCGGCACCAAGCCCTTGGGTGGCGGCGACGAGTTCCGCGCCGCTGCCCTCATCCACCAACAGCCCGTTCGCTGCCAGGGAGGCGCGCTGCGCGCCGGCCATCGCCCGGATCTGACGAGCCTCGTCGTCGGCCTTCTTCGCCGCGGCGTCCTCGGCGTAGCCTGCATTCAGCGTCGAAAGCTGGGCGTTCTTGAGCGCCTGCTGCTGGTTCATCTCGGCGATCTGCGCCTGGTAGTTCGCCTGCTGCTTGGCAGCCTTGCCTTGCTGGATGCTCGACACGGCCGAAATGCCGGCGCCGACCACCGTGGCGGCAACTGCGACGATCGGGAGTACCGGACCCATCTGCTAGTCCTCTCGCGTGATCTCGAACCTGCGCATCGCTGCGTCCCTGCTTGGCACGATGTGCGTTTCGCGGAACCCGAGCCATTGAACCCAGCGGACTGCCTGGTGATACCTGAGATCAGTCAAGCATTCCAGCGTCGAATAGAGCGTCAAGCACTCCTGGACGAACTGCCTGGACAGCCTGAGCAGCGCCTTCGGATGCCGCCGCGCTTCGTCAGTCGTCAGCATCCACACGGCCGCGCTGCCGCCGAGGAACGTGCCGGGCACCAACCCCCAGCACGCCGCCGGGGTGCCGAGCACCAGCGCAGTCTCGGCGATCATGCTGGCGTTGACAGCCTGCACGATGGCTTCCCGTGGCGTCATCCCCATCGCCTGGCACTCGGCGGCATCCTCGCGCCGCATGTAGGCGGCGACGAACTCCGCGTGCACCGGCTCGGTGGGGACGACGACAACCTGGCTCACCTCAGATCATCCCCATTCACGACGTTGATGATCAGCGCCAGGACAGACGCCGGCAGTGGATACGACTGCATGATGCACGGCGCGCAGTCGTCATTCCAATCGTTGGGCATGATGGCGTATTGGTCCGGCGTCGAGAGCGGCACCACGGCAATGGGCGCGTCGTCGTACGTAGGGTCGAGGATCTGGCCACCAGCCTGCATCTCGATGCTGCCGCCCGCGACGATGTTCTCCATCTTGATCTCGCGCATGTTGTCCCACGTCGGCCCGATCCACAGGCCGCGGGTTTCCTCCACGCGCAGGTAGGCGTTCGGCACAAGCCGCTTCGACGCCTGGCTCGTCGGCTGCTTCGTCTCGATCCGCATCGGGCGAAGCTGGCAGGTGTAACCCTGCCCGGCCGTGATGCGTGTGGCGTCCACACCAAGGTCGATGCAGCCGTCCGACACGACCTGAGGCGCCAGCACGTTGCCGTCCGCAAGGATCTGCACCGTGGCGCCATTCAGGTGATCTAGGCCGCCGATGATCCCGACCGGCGTCGTCATCGACCACTCGTCAGCAGGCACACGGGGCAGCACGATGCCGGGAAGGTTCTGCAGCCCGGCGGGCAGCACGTCGAAGTCCACCTCGATCTGGTCGCCAGCAGGCGCCGACAGCACCGTGCCGCGGCCCCCGCGCACCCTGACAATCTTGCCAACGTCGCCCGACGAAAACAGGCTGCCCGCCTCGCTGTTCAGCAAGAAGCGGTTGACGTAGGTGGCCTGCAGCCGCGCGCCGGCGCCGGTGGCGTCCTCGATGACGATCTCAGGCGCCGTGTAGCCAGAGCCAGGATCGACGATCGTGAACCCGGTGATCACATCGGCGGTCAGCGTCAGGGTCACCTCGGCGCCCGTGCCGGTCGGGTCGCGCACGTAGCACGTCGGGGCCGTGTAGCCCGAGCCGCCGGTGATGATGTCGATGTCGTAAATCTCGCCCAGCCCGTCAGCCTCGCCGCCGGACAGCGCCGAAGCCGGATAGGTCAACGGGTACTGCGCGCCACCATCCACGAAGTACGCTTCCTCGCTGCTGGCCTTGATCGCCAGGGCAGGGTTGGCGCCCAGCGTGCGGCTGGCCATGCGCTCGACGTGGTACTGCATCGGGTAGCCTTCCCGATACCGCTGCACCACGAAGTACACGGAGTTCTCCTTCCCCTCGGGGACGGAGGCGACAGAGACGAACAGGCCCATCGTGTCGTGCCGAGCCCAGCCGTACACCTCCTGCTCCTTCATGAAGGTGCAGGAGAGCAGCACGCCGTCATCACGGACAGCCCAGACCAGCTTGTAGGGTTCTTCTGCCCAAGCCCACTGCACGATGCGGCGGTTGCGCAGGAGGTGTGACGACAGCACCGACACGTCCTTGCCGGTGAAGCTGTTGCTGTACACGTCGTATTCCAGCGTGCGGACAGCCGAACCGCGGCTCTGCGCATAGAGGATCTGGTCGCCCACCCGCAGCGGCGGAAGATGCACCTGCGCCCCGGTGAACGCCTGGCTCGTCGCCTTGACAGTGCTCGGCGTCACGGCGCCGTCGCCGGACGACTTGATCAAGTACGCGCCACCGCTGGTGAGCGCCATGAGCCCGTTGTTCACCGACACCAACGAGTGGATCAGGTTCACCTCGTTGGTGTAGATCGTGGCGCTGATCGCGTCGTCGTCCTGGATTGGATCGTGCACGTCGAAGTTCGAAAGCTGCCCGACCGTTGACATATTGAACGACGATGGGTTGGACAGGCTGCCGGCGAACACGCGGCGCTGCTCGAGGAAGCCGACACAAGCCGGGTTGGTCGTGCCGCCAATGGCCAGGGTGATGGTCGCGCCGCCGGCGCCGGCGGTGTCGGTGCCGTAGGCGAAGGCAATCGTGTCGGCCGCGCCGGTGCTGGACAGGCCAGTCGTCGCGGTCGGCGTGATGTCGGTGTTGGCCCAGGAGATCGCCGTGATGACGCCGCCGACCACCTGCGTCACGTCGATCTGCAACACGTTCGTGCCAACCTGATTGCCAGCGGTGGCCGTGATGAAGTTGGTGTATGTGCCGTGGTGGTAGTTGAAGCCGCCAGACGAGATGGTGATGCTGCCCGGCGCAGGCACGAAGCCGGTGCCGAGCGGATTGGCCACCCAGGAACCGGAGAACGCCAGCGTCAGGCCGCTGCCGAGAGGCGCACCATCGAACACCGCCAGGGTTGGTGTGCCGGTGAAGCCCGTGCCGCCGGCCACGATGTTCGCCACCGTGATCTCGCCGTAGGGCGACGCCGATGCCGACAGGTCGGACCCAAGCGAGATCGAGGCGCCCGAACCCGTGCCGCTGATCACGCCGTACGGGCTGACATAACCACTACCCCCCGCGGTGATGGTCGCCGAAGCCAGGGCGCCATCAAGGAACGGGTTGCGCGTCGAAGGCGGCCCTTGGTCGAACTCAGCGGCGTAGTTCAGATCCTGGAACTGGTTGGAGTAGGACTGTCCGACCAGACCGAACACCTTGGGGTCACTGTTCGCCTGATCCGAGGTGAGCGGGTTGGCCTTGTAGATGCGGTACTTGAAGGCGCCAGACACCGCCGGCCACTGCAGCAGGTTGTAGATATTCGGCGTGGCGCTCTGGTTCAGCGCAGAGTTGATGCAGCTCACCACCTCGGATGGCGTGCTCTCGCGCCCGCTGTCGTCCACCGCGGTCACGCAATAGGAGAACTGGTATTGCTGCACCGCTGGGTTGTTGAAGGCCGGGATGACGCCAAGTCCGGTAGGCGCAGCCACGGTGCTGCCGAACGACACCTGCGCGATAGTCCAACTCGTCGAACTCGACCGGCGGATCTCGTACACCGGATAGTTGGTGCTGGTGACGGTCAGAATGTCAGCCTGCTGCGCATAGTTCAGCGTGAACAGGTCGGTGCCGGCCCACGGTGTGCTGATCTCGTAAATCTTGCGCACCGTGCCGCCAGAGGTCCAGGCGGTCCACGTCGTGCTGACGACAGCCACGTAGTCCGCGCCGCCGGTCGGGCCGTAATCCTCGACAGTGAAGGTGTTGGTCGTGACCGCAGCGACGTAGAAGGTGCGACCATTCAGGCCGCTGATCCCATTCGTGCGCAGGCAGCCAACCACACCAGTGATCACCACAAAGTCGCCGACTGCCAGGCCGTGTGCGTTGCTGGTGATGACAGTGGTGGCGCCGGTGGTGACGGCGGTGATCGGATTGGTGACGGCTGTGGTGACGTACGCGCCTTCCTCGATCACCCGCATCTTCGACCCGTTCAGTTCCAGCACATACGCCTGGTCTGACGAGAACACGAAGGGGATCAGGCGCGGCGCCGGGTAGTCGGTGACGATGCGGCAGCGGCCGACGTGCGCCAGCCCTGGCCGCGTCGATGCGCCGCCGCGGGCATCGACGTAGAAGTTGCGCATCGTGGACGCGCCGACAGCGTACTTGGCGAGATCGACGCGGCCCGCCAGACCCTCGGCGAGTTCCCCGGCGGCGAAACTCGTCTTGATCAGGTCGAGAACAGGCATGGAACCCTCAGACGAGGAAGAACGGATCGAGCCAGGGCAGGATGAACGGCGCCGACATCGGCACAGCACCCGGCCCCCTAGCCCTGATCCAGTCCGGCGTGTGGTCCAGCTTCGACAACCCCTCGTTGCCGTCGTTGGCGCGGGCCGCTTCGACCAGCGACTTGGCGTTGGCCTTCACCTGCGCCAGCATCTCACTGCTGCCATTCACCTGCAGGCAGACCCGCACGGCCAGCGAGAACACCATCGCTTCCTGGAAAGAAGGATCCCAGAGCGCCGAGTTCTCGACGCGCTTGGTGTACACGGCGAGCGCCCTGTCGGCGTTGGTGACGATCGTGTTGGCCTGATCGCCATTGCTGTCGGTGCTGGTGCGCACCTCGAAGCGGACGGCGTTGTTTGGCCCCGGCATGTTCGGGGTGTACGACCCGTAGGGGAAAATCTGCGCGGCCGTGTTGCCGGCCCAGATGCCCGCCGGAATGTAGCGCATCCTGATGCAGTCGGACGGGTACAGGTACTCGTACAGCCAGGGCGGCGGCGGCATCGTGTCGGGATCCCAGACCGTGGACGAGTTGTCAGGGTTCTCGGGAGTGCCGGGCGCCGAACGTAGCAGAGACAGGTACGCCGTCTTGGTGGAGAAGTTCCAGTTGGCCGCGCGCAGGAGCGCGTCGCGCGTCGGCTCGAACAGCGCACGCATCAGTTTCGCCTCGGGGCTGTTCTCGAGTTCGAAGTCGGTGATGGTGGCGCGAGCGGCCACCGCGATCAACGCCCGATTGGCGATGTCAGTGTGGCTGGCTGCGGTCATGATATGATCGCCGGGGTGTAGATGCCGATCGCCGACGAAGCGAGAGCCATCGAGAGCGGCATCGGAAAGGCGGCTGGGGCGACGATGGACAGCGGCGCGCGGACGATCTCGTACATCTCGGCCTGCGTCTTGCCGCCGGACCAAAACATGGTCTGGTACACGCGCGCATTCGCCAGCAAGTTCAAATCGCCACCACCCGTGCGAAAGAACATCTGGTAGTAAGGCGGCGTGTTGGCCGTGGTGCCTGCGTTGGTCGTGCTGGTCGTGCTTGATGTGACGCCAGTGACCAAATCCCGCACGACAAGCTCGTGGTCGTTGTTCGCGCGGGTGGTGAAGATGATCGCGTGCGGGTTGCCGTTCGTCAGGTTAGACGGGCTGGTTAGGCTTGCAGTCGTCGTGCCTGTGTAGATGTTGCCGTAGGCTCGCGTGCCGCCAGACGTGGTGATGCCGAGCTCGAAATTGCCGTTGCTGCCCGCCGTGTCGCCCGAGAAGCAGATCACGCACCCGGCGCCGCTCGGTGTGGAGGTCGGCATGACGACCGCACCGAGGGCGCCAGCCATGTAGCCGCCAGCTGGCGCCCACGGCATCAGCGCGGACTGCCCGTTCAGCAGCCGAGCCCGGACATTGGTTGACCCGATCTCCCAATACGGCCCGTAGATGTCGGAGAGGGTGTTGACCGCGTTGCCAGCACCAGAGTTACTGCCAATCCAGAACCGGCGGTTGTTGCCGCTTGGCCCGTCGAACGGCGCCAGGTTCTCAATGTCGGTCAGTGACGTGCCGCCGTTGGTGCGGGTCGCGGCCAGGCGCGGCGCGAGCGGCGAATAGAGCGCCATCAGCCCGCGGATTGCCGCCGAAGGACCGTTGCTGCGCGCGGCCGGCCGGCCGGGCTGGTTGATGCCAGCGCGTCCTGCCGCCTGCGTCGGAAGGATAGGCGCCGCCACGGGTCAGCCCACAGCCTGGGTCAGCAGCCGGTACTTGACCTGATTGCCGGACGCCGCCAGCGACACGCCGGCCCGGTTCAGCAGCCCGAACTTGTAAACGTTCGGGAACAACAGGACCGGCATCGACATTTCTAGCTGCGTGCTGGTGGCCTTCCCGCGCAGGCCGATAACCGCGTGCGGAACCTGCATCCATATCGGCTGATTGGCCGCCGTGCCACTGGCCTCGCCGTCCACATAGGTAGAACCGTCTGAGGTGCGCGGCAGGCAGAAGATCACGACATCGGCCGGCGCAGTCGGAGAGATCGAGCCGCCCGTGAACTCGAACTGCACGTAGAGCTCGCGCGTGGTCGTGGTGTCCAACGTGCTGCCGGTGCTGAACACGGTCGTGATGTTCGCCAGCGAGTTGAGATCGCTCGCTCCGAAGCAGTTGGTCCAAGACCCGGGCGCGGCCCAGGAGAAGTTCGAGGCTGCCATGTGCTCAGGTCCTCGTCAGAAGGGCTTGAATGGAAAAGTTGGCGTGCGTGGCGTCGGGCGATGCTGGCGCCGTGATGGTCAGCACATCCGTCGTGCCGTTGAGCGAAAAGCTGCCAGCAGCGGAGATCGTCGCGGTGTTCGTGCCGGCCGCGATGACGATCGTGCCCTGCTGGACGCCGTTCTTGTTCACCGAGTACGTCGTGCTCGCCGTCGCATTCACGACGTTGGCAAGGCTGGTCACCTGCCAGGCGCCAGCCACATTGAGGTCAACATCGACCGGGTACTGCGGCACGATGCACATCAGGGTGGCGCTCGCAGTCGGCACGCCGTTCACGGGCACACCAATCCGAACCTTGGTCAGTTCTAGGTTGGTGCGCGCAGCCGTCGCGGTGATGCCGCCGGTGCCGCCGTTGGCGACAGCCAGGGTGCCGGCCAGGGTGATCGTGCCGGATGTCGTGATTGGGCTGCCGCTGACCGTCAGGCCGGTCGTGCCGCCGGACAGCGCCACACTGGTGACAGTGCCGATGCCGCCGCCTCCGCTGCCGGTGACGACCAGCGTGTGCACACCGCCGGACAGGTCGGTGAGCGCCTTGGCCCAGGAGCCGTCCGGCTGCTGCAGGAGAATGAAGGAAGCGGCCATCGAGCTACCTCACGCAGAGGATTACGGTGCCGGATCCTGCCTTGGCTGCGACCTTGGCCCAGGAACCGTCAGGCTGCGGCAGCAGCACGAAGGTGTCGGCCGCGGCGTTGGTGATGGCGATCGTCGTCACCCCAGCCGTGGTCGTTCCCTCAATCTGCACCACGCTGCCATCGGGCTGTGGGACCGCGATGGACATCAGGCCGCCTTGGGCGCCTTCGGCGGCAGAGGCGGCGCGGGCGGCGCGGTGATGGCGGCGGCCGGCACCGCGGTGGCGGCCATCGTGGCGAGGTGCTGTCCGGCACCGGCCGGAAGCTGCACCCCGCCGGCGAGCAGGCCAGCCTGGCTCAGCGCCGCGATGACGCCGGCGGACGCCGCCGCGGCCGCGCGCTCGACCAGGAGATCCTGCTCGTCGCCGACCGTCATCGGCGCCACGCTGGTGAAATCGAGACGCTGAATGCCGGCCCGCTCCTTGGCGGCCCGACCCTCATCGTCCAGCGCCTCCATGTGCGGGCCGGGCTTGCCGTCCCAGATCACCTCGGCGCCAGCCTCGACGATGCGGGGCTCGTCGCCTGGGAACATGCCCATGTAGGCGCGATCCAGCAGGCGGTACTTGGCGGCAGGCCACGGTGCGTCAACCATTGCAGTCTCCTGGTTCGATCAGGGTGCGCGAGATGCAGGCGGGGGCGCCTGCAGCCGCTCAGACGTAGGTCGTGGTGTACCCAGCCGGGTAGTACACCATGTCGCCGCGGTCGATCACCAGCCCGGCCGTGATGACGCCGGCGGTGAACGGCCCGGTGGCCACGGTGTAGTTCAGGCGCAGGTACTTCGGCAGCGACATGCTGGCGGCGACGAGACGCGGCCAGTCGATGCCGAGCAGGAAGCCCGAGGCGTTGAGCTGCGCGATCGAGAAGGCGATGCTCGAAAGCTGGTCGGTGAAGGTGCTGTTGTCCACCGAGGTCTGCACGGTGATCGTCAGCGTGCCCGCGCCGGCCGCGGCGAACAGGCCGTCCGTCACGATGGCCAGCTTCACGGGGTTGCCGATGCCGATGTCCCGGGCGTTGACCAGGGAGATGACGTTGGTGCTGACGCGCGTGGTGGTGATCGCCACCGCGCTGTCGAACAGCAGGGTGCTGTCCATGATCATGAGGAAGTGCCCCTCTGCAAGCGGTTGCGGTAGGGGCGGCCTTCGGGCCGCCCCCGACGATCAGGTGATGCGCGCCTCGGTGGAGAGCAGCTTGTCCACGACGCGGATGGGGATCCCACGGAACGTCGTGATCGGGTGCCCGTTCCACTCGGTCATGGAGAGGAGCACGTTGGTCTTGTTCATCGCCTGGCGGTCAAGAGCCGAGGCGACGACGCGGTTGCAGTAGATGCCCCAGCGCGGGGCCATCGTGACGATGCCGCTCGGGTCGGTCGGCATGGTCTGGATGCGCGCACCGTTCGGGGCCACCGGGACGCGGTGGCAGGCCGAGACGAGCGCGTTGATCAGGTTGGCCGCCGAGCCGCCGCCGAGCAGCGTCACGTCGATGTTGCAGATGCGGACGGCGTAGCGCCAGTCGCGCACGGCCAGGCCGCACTCCCATTTGAAGTGGGAGCGATACACCTGGTACAACGAGCCATCGGTCTGGACTTTGGTGTCCTCGCCGAGATCGCGCTGCTGCAGGCCGGCCATCTTGCCGCGGGGGAAGATGCCCGCGATCGTGTTCGGGTGCCAGCCGATCAGCCACATCGAGGTGTTCGTCGAGCCGGTGCCGCCGGCGTCGATGATGTTCGCCGAGGTGGAGACGGACGCCGAGAGCGAGTTGTAGCGCGGCGCCAGGCCCATGATCTGGGACGGCGTCGAGATGGCATTGGAGTAGCAGACCGCGGCCTGCATGTCCTGGCTCATACCCTCGATGAAGGCCTGGTCCTCGCCCAGCCGAAACGCGGCGGTGTTGCCATTCAAGTCCGCGAGGTCCTTGTCCACCTCGGAGTACGTCTCGAGGTTGCCGCACGCCTCGGTCACCTCGGCGGTCGTGCTCTTGGTCGGCTGGACGCCGGCGTAAAGCTGACGCCAGGTGCCGGACGGGAGGCCCGTGCGGACGGTCGTCTTGTGGCCGGTGGGCAGGTTGCCCTCGACCCACGGCATGTCCTCGAGCATGGCATTGCTCTGGGACAGCAGGTCGATGATCGGCGCCATGGTCCCGTCTGGGTCCGCGCGCTTCTGCCAATCGGCGAGATTGAGGTAGGTCGCCCCAACGACAGCCATGTTTCAGCCCCCTCTACGACTTCACGCCATCGCTGGCGGATGGGTACATGCGCGCGGCGGTCGAAGGCTGGTTGGGCACCGCGCTGCCCGTCACCGCGCCGGGGCGGCCATCCGCCCCAGGTTCCATGAGCCGCACCGCGAAGCGATGCATCGCCCGCACGATGGCGGGGTTGTTGCCGGCGCCGGTCAGGTCCAGCGCCGCCTTGAGGTCGGCCTGCTCCTGCTTGGCCGACACCTCGGTGCCGTCCGCGCGGGTGTAGCCGGTGCAGACCTGATCGAAGGCCCGGGAGATCGCGGACACCGTGCCCGGCAGCTTGTCGCCGCCGATGTCCGGCATTCCGCGGACTTCCTTCTGCCACTCGCCGTTCAGGTCGGCCCACGCCTTGGACGGCCCGGCCAGCCGCTCGGCCAGCTTCGGCGCCAGGCTGTCGAGCACGGCCTGGACGCTCTCGTTGTCCATGCCGCCTTTGGCGGCGCCTTCCAGAAAACTGGTCAGCAGATCGTCGTCCCGATCCAGCCCCTCGGGCAGCTTCACCTCGTACGAGGCGGGGTCGATCGGCTCGGGGGCGGCCTCGGGCTTGGCGTCGGCCGGCGTCTCGGCGGGCGGCGCCTCGGTCAGCAGCGAGGTGCCGCCCTGGTCCCCGGCGGGCTCGGTCGCAGGCGCCGCGTCGGCCGGCGCAGTCTCGACGACATCGGGGGATCCGCCCTCTGCGCCATCCGCAGCGTATGCGATCCGAGCCCACCGAAGCAGCATTCTGTACAGCCCCCAGATCTAGCGCAGGTGGTCGCGCACGGCCACCATATACGGTGCCTTCGCTAAACGCAACGCTTGTTGGTGTAATGTCAAGCCTACATTTCGTGCACCCTCACGAAAGTGCAGACCGTGTGGATCGAAAGCCGCATTGGCCACGGTGGCGGTCAGCCCGCACACCTCCTGTAGCAGCCACATGAACCAGCGCCGGCCGTCCTCGGTCGCCAGCAGCGCCTCGAGCACCGCCGTGTCCTGGGCGTCTCGCAGGCTCAGGTCGCGCTTCTGCTTGCGCACCCCGGCCGCGGTGGCGAAGGAAGTCTTGGGGCCGGTCACGATGTCGGCCGCTCGGTCCCGAACGGGGCGATCTGCTCAAGGCCGGCGGGCGACGGCGGCTTGTACTGCTCGACCAGGGCGCCGATGAGCCGCTGGGTGCGGACGTGATCGAGCGCATCTTCCTTGCTGCGGAACTGGAAGGCGGCGGCCTGCGACGCGCGCCAGCCCCACATGCTGTAGTACTCGCCGCCTGGCTTGGTGATCACGTACGGCATCAGAGGCCCCCCGCTCCGTTCAGCATCGCACTCAGCGCATTCTGGCCGCCGCCGACATCCGTCTCGGACAGCACCTTGCCGGCGTTCACGGCCTCGGCGCCAACCTGCATCGTCGTCGCCATCTCCTGCTGCGCGTTGCGCTGCTGACGGGCGGCGTCACGCTGCTTCACGTCGGCCAGGACGCGCGGCGGCACGCGCATGAGTTCGGCGTATTCCTCGATCGAGGCGTCGGCATCCATGTTGTCCAGGACGGACGGGACGCCCGCCGAGATCGACCCGGCGAAGGCCCACAGCCGCTCGATCGCGGTCGTCTGGGTCGCGCGCTGTAGGTCAGCCAGGAGCGAGATGTACTCGATCTTGAGCGGCATCCCCTCCATCGCCTCAGGCATCGGCGGGAGCAGGCCGCGGCGGGCCATGATCGAGAAGATGCGCGTGATGTCCTTCGACAGCCCCTCGCGCTGCAGCCGGTCCAGCGCCGGGCCGAGCATCACCAGCTTTTCCTCGCGCCGGGCGTCGATCTCGGTCGCCGTCCGCACGGTGTCGAGTTGGCTGATCATCAGGAACAGGTCGTTGTAGAAGGCGTCCTTGATCCGCTGCTCGACGCCACGGATGTCGTCCTGCATCTCAGCCAGCTTCGGATCGACCTTGATCGCCGGCGAGTACCCGACCGAGCCCTGGCCGGTGTTCGGGACGTAGGTTATCGACCCGGGCAGCAGGCTGGCGGGCTCGTTCTTCATCGCCACGTCGGCCACCATCGGCGGATCGACCAGCTTGTCGATCGCCTTGGCCTTGCTGCGCTCCTGGAACTGTAGTTGCTTGGCGTCGCCCAAGGCATCCATGCCGGGGCTGCGGCCGTAGGCGTCGTTGCCGTTCACATCCCAGCGCGGGCAGGAGACGGGGTTGTCGTCGAAGCCGCGGACGCGGAGGAAGGGGTTCAGGCGCGCATCGCTCGCGGCGCGGCCGTACTCCCAATAGCACTCCTTCCAGCGAAACTTGCGCGGCAGGCCAGCCTTGCCCGGGGCGTACTCGCCGTCCGCATACTCGCTGTTCGGCATGATGCAGTGCGCGATGATCACCTCGGTGTCGCGCCCGCCCATCATCGTGTTGCGGTACAGGTTCTTCACCATGTCCGAGCAGGCGTCGATGCCGAACTCCTGCACGACCTGGGTGCTGGTCATGGTGAAGCGGCGGAACAGGGTGTCCACCTCGAACTCGGGGCTGACGGCGACGGTGTACTCGCCGCAGACCGGGTTGAAGCAGTGGATCACCTTCTCCACGCTCTCGTAGATGATCATCGGCGCGGTGCCGAACACGACCAGATCGAGATACTGCGCCGCCTTGCTGCCGTAGTAGTTCGACGTGGCCATGACGCGCATGACGCGCTTGGTCACCTCGTTGCACCACTCCTGCACCTCGCGGTCGCGCATGATCTCCGGGTCGGGGACCGTCATGCGGAACCAGGGCCGGGCCGGCGACGTGGTGCCTGACATCAGGCCGGCGGCGCAGTTGCGCGCCGCCAGGGTCGGCGTGTTGTTCAGGATCTTGGTGTTGAGTTGCTGGCCGCGCTGCTGCTGGTACGGCGTGATGAACGCCTTGAACCGCCGCGGCAGGATGAAGTCGGCCAGTTCGCGCCAGTGCTGCCACCAGGATATGCGAAGCTGCTCGAGGTTCTTGAGGCGTGCTTCCAGCGCAAGCCGCTCGTTCGTGGCAGCGAGGTTCGGCTGCGGCTTGGCCATGTCAGACCCCCAGCAGGCTCTTGGTGCCTGTCATGTTGCCCGGGATGGGCTCAGGCGCGTTGCGCGTCGGGGCGGTCAGGATCGTGCCGCCCATGCCGAGCCCTTCGACCATCTTCGAGGCGTTCTTGGCGAAGTTGCCGCGCTGGGCGGTCGGGCTGCGCTGCGGCTCCGGCGGTGGAAGCGCGGGGGCCGCAGCGGCTGCACCTGATCCGGTGATCGGGTCCGGGAACCCTTTCAGCCTCTTGTCCACGCCGCCGAACGCGCCCATCGAACCATCCCCTGGTGGCAGGTGTGGCCCAACCTATACCATATGTCGTTGTCAAGCAAAAAGTGCAAAGTTGCGGGCGCAGAAAAAGGCCGCCCTGGTTGCCCGGGGCGGCCGAGTTGGATCGGGAAACGTCACTAGGGAGGAGACAACAAGTCACGGACGGCCCGAAGGGACCGCACGAAAAGGCTGCCACATCGCGAAACGGAGATGCAAGCCTTATCTGGCGAGGTGGTCGTATTCCGTATCGGCCTTGTAGGGGCTGCTGTTGTCGCCGACCCGGTGTGCCCCGCCGGCCTTCCCCTGCACCTTCGGCATGACAGGGAAAGCGAAGGTGAGCGCCAGGGCGTCGGCCTTATCCGGGCTCGGCACCTGGTGCTGCCGCTTCATGACTTCCTTCGGGATCAAGGCGATATCGTCGCCCCTGCCGCGGTAGCCGTACAACGCGCTCGTCAGTTGCTTCTCAAGCTCGTTGTCGTCGGGGATGGCGATGGTGGGCAGCATCTCGCGCATGATGCCCCACATCTCCGTCCGCTTGTTGGCATAGCGGAACCCGTTGATGTTCAACTGCGCGCGGTCTGGCGAGGATCCGAACTGCACCTCGCGCACCGGCAGGTTCCAGTGCCGCAGGATGTCGAGCACGCCGGCACCCGGGCCGCCCGCATCGACGTGGATGGCGTCAGCCTTGTACTTGCCGTGCAGGTCGGCCACCATCGTCGCCACCTGCACGTTGTCGTACCCCTTCACCTTCTCCCAGGGGATCGAGCGCGCATCGCGGCCCTTGCGGATGGCGATCACGCTGCTGTCCTCGCCGAAGCGGGCAACGTCCACCCCAAACACCAGCGCGTCGTTCAACGTGGCGATGGGCTCGTTCTTCCTGGCCTGCTTCACCACCTCGATGCTGATGAACTGGCTCTCGGCCACGCGGGGGAACAGACCGCGGATGAACATCCGGGCGCCGTCGCTTTCCTCACCGCCGTAGGCTTCCACCTGCTTGTCGAGTTCGGCCTTGTCGGTGATCTCGACGGTGCGGCTGTCGATGGCGGCGAAGGACCAGCGCGGATCCTCGCTGATCTCCCGGAAGCGGCCGATCGAGCGCGTCGGGTTGCCGTACGCCGAGAAGATCACCTCAGTGTTGGCGTCGGTGAAGATGCCTTCCGACGTGTCCCATATGCTGTCGGCGATCTGCGACGCCTCGTCGAAGATGTACACGATGCGGCTGCCCTGGTTGTGCAGCCCGGCGAACGCCTCGGGGTTGTTCTCGTTCCAGGGGATGGCATCGAGGCGCCATTGCTTCTGCTTCTCGGCGTTCGGGTCGTTCACGTAGATCGAGGTCGCCGTGAACTTGAACCAGTGATTGCAGATCAGCATTTGGAACCACTTGGCCAGTTCGGGCATCGTGGTCGTCTTGAGCTGCCCGTCCGTGCCGGCGGTGAGGCGGATGCGCGTGTTGCGGCAGGTGCAGAGCCCCCACATGCTCTCCCAGGCGACGAGCGCAGACTTGCCGATGCCCTTGCCGCTCGCCGTGCCGCGGCGGATCTTCTGCTCGCCGGTGCGCAGCCGATGGCCGATGCCGTTGAGTTCAGCGGCCTGCCAGTACGAAGGCCCCATGCGGTTCTCAAGCACGGTGCCTTTCTTGCCCCACGGGAAGGCGAACTGGACGAAGCCGAGCGGATCGTGCCGGTACGACAGGATCTGCTGCAGCAGCTTCGCTTCGGTGTCGGCAGTGCTCATTCAACCGCCTGTTCGGCCGCCGACCATGCCGCGCCCCAGCGGTTGCGGGCCGGCTTGCCTGGCCGCCACGTCGAGACGTAGCAGTGCCAGCCTTCGTCCTCGGTGGTGGGGAGCGGCAGGCGGCTGTTCCAATAGTTCAGCCGGGAGATGCAGGTGGCCAGGGTGTCGTTCCAGGCCATCACGTTGAACACGTACTCGGAGGTCGGGGCGATGGCGAGTTCCTGGCAGACCTTCCTGGCGATGGGGGCGGTGCGCGCCCTGGTCATCACGTCGGTGACGCCGATCTGCTCGAACTGCGCGTAGGAGCGCGCCGGCCCCTTGTCGCCGGCGCCCTGGATGCGGTCGGACAGGCCGCTCTCCTGGATCATCGTCGCCAGGATCAGGATGTCGGCGCGCTTGTCGCGCGGCGGGCCGCCGAGGGTGACGAGCCAGTCGAGCGACGGGTTGATGAACAGGTTGAATGCTGTCTTAGCGTCCACGGTTGTCGTCCTTCGGCATGATGCTCTCGGCAGGAAGTCTGGCCATGATCTCGCCGGCCAGGGCGTCGTCCAGGAACACGCCGACGCGTTTGCCCTGCTCGCGCATGGCGCGGAAGCGTTCGAGCGGTGTGCGGGTGTCGGGTTCGACGGAGTAGTACACGCGGCCTGTGTAGTCGGGCGCCCTGCGTGTGTCCCTGACGCCGTTGTGGCCGCGGCTGGCTGTCTTGACCCACTCCTCGATGCGCTTCTCGCGCGGCAGCTTCGACGGGCCGCTATTCAGCTTCCTCATGACTTCCCGATCCTTTCGATCTCTTCCAGCCTGACGATCAGTTTCGTCTTGAGGCTGCGCAGCGAACTGCTGGACTGCATGATGTGGATGGCGTCGCGCAGGCCGCTGGCCCAGCCTTTGGTGAACGCACTGGCCTTGTCGTCGATCACCTCGTTAGCGGTGACGCGCTGCCCGACGATTACGACGACACGCTTATCGCGGCTCATCCAAGAAGCCTCTGCAACTCGTCGTCCAGGTCGTCGTCATCGTCCACTTCCTCGAACGACCCTTCGATCACCTGTGCCGGTCCTTCGGGCGCCAGGGGATCGGATGTGATCTTGGCCATAGCCTCGGCGAACCGCTGGTCGAGAGGCGTGGAGATGTTCACGTCGATCTTGTCGTTGAACAGGCCGAGGTGGCGGCCGAGAGCCTGCAGCGCCGTCGTCTTGGAGGCCAGCTTCACCTCCTGGATCTCGACGGGCACCATCTTCTGCTTGCCGGTGTCCGGGTCGATGGCGACTTCGACGATGCGGCGCGTCTTGACGCCCTCGAGCATCCTGGCGTCGTCCTCGTTGTACTCTGTCGGCTTGCGGAGGCTGCCGTCGTCGTTGAACAGGACGCGGGGGTCTCCGAAGGCGATGCGAGCGTACTCGCGCACGACGCGATCGGCAGAGACGCCGACGCGCGCAGATCGCTCGGCCATCGCGCGGGCAATGGCGTCCTGGACGATGTGGCCTTTCTTGAGGAAGCGGGATGCGACCTTGTCGGCGTGGAGTGGGGAGCCGCCGGCCCGCACCCAGGCCGCTCCTGCGTTCAAGTCGATCAGGTACTCGCAGACGAACCTCTCCTGCATTGGGGAGAGGTTGACCGCCTTGGCGCGCAGGAGCTCGCGCTTTTCCTTCTCAAACTTGGCGTGCTCGTCCATCACCAGTGCCGCTGATAGAAGCTGATCGAGAGCCACGCAGCCAAGGTGGCTGCGCCGCAGAATGCGATCATGACAGCGAGGAAGGCGACGATGCCTGGGCCGTCGTCCTCGTCGTCAAAATCGTCGTCATTCATCGTCATCACCAGTGAGGATGTTGATGGCGTGCGACATGCCAGCCTTGTAGTCGCTCGGCAGGCCGCGGCTGTCGCCCATCGCCTCCCGCAGCTTGGCGAAGCGGTCACAGAGGGTGTCGGACATCGAGGCGCCTGTCTGGACGCCTTCGATCGCGCGCTTGGCGATGGCGACGCCCTGCTCGGTCGAGAACGCACACATCCGCATCAGCGCCATCTGCAGGTTGGCACGATCGAGGGTTGCGCGCTCGTACTGCTCGTCGGTCGCGCCGGGGACGAGATTGAGCTCGGACGCGATGGCCGCTCGGTCGGCTTCGTCGATCGGGCCGCGGCGGAGAGCCTGGCGGATCATGAGGGTTGCGAAGCGGGAGAGGTTGGTGCGCTGCTCGGCGATCAGGCCGCCGCTCTGGGGGTTCGTGGCGTCCCTGGCCAGGAGCAGCACCTCGAGCGGGGCAGGGTGGAGCATCACCAAGGCTTCGAAGATCTGGTGGACGAGCGCCATCTTGGCGTCGTCTGGCAGACGGGACGGATCGCCGATCTGCGAGAGAAGCTGCTGGCTGAGGGAGGGAGGGGCCGGCGCAGCCATCTGGGCGAACATGTCGGGCTGGATGCCGATGCCCTCGTGCCCGTTCATGCCGAAATGCCCAAAGCCTGACTTCTTCATGGCTGTGTCCTTTCTAGACGACGATCTTCCAATCTTCGGCGAGCATGTCGGTCTGGCTAGCGAGCCAGCCGATGACGAGAGAGCCGTCCGCCGCGCGCATGTCGATGTGCGAGTTGATGACGATATGCGTCGGCCTTGGGCTCTCGCCGGCGATATTGGCCAGGGCTGCGTAATCGCGCGGAACGGCACTGGCGAGCGCAGTGCCGCCAGGTGTCAGCACAAGCCACATCCCCTTGCCGTTCCACCCTTCACGGGCAACCCGGCCGCCGCTCTTGAGCACGGCGATAGCTTCTCCGAAGTTCATCGGCTCATCCTTGGATCGCGTTGCCGCTCGGGTTGGGGACGTCGGAGTTCTCGACAGGCGCAGCCGTGACCGTCTCGGCGGGAAGCTGCTCCTCGAAGGCAACCTCAGTCGCCAACTGCTGGGCGAGGTTCTTGGCCGCGCGGATGGACATGGTCACGATCGGATACGTCACCCCGTCCTTGACGGCAGCGAGCTCGATCAGCCTGGTCGTGGTGGTCACCTCGACCGCCTTCCCCGTCACGGTGAACTCCACATTCGAAACCGTCTGGCTCATGGTGGCCTCCTTTGCCAACTCCGGCGGGCCCACTGCCCTGCCGATGTCCGAATATTAGGACAATGCTGCG